CTTGACCTACGAAGTAAGTCGAGTCGGACCAGATCTTAGTGCGAGCTGCTGCCTTGCCCTTGGCTGCGCTGTTATAGCGAGTCGGGCAGAGGATGATTTGATTAACGCCTAGAGCGTCGAGGATGACCTGGCGGTTAGTGTATTGACCGCTTGCATTAAAGATCCCGCGAACGTCGAGAGTGTTAATCATCTCATTAAATAGAGATGTCTCGATGATAAGAGAGAGGCTGTCATAGAAGCCGTTTCCGTTAAGACGCTCTACTGCGTTCTGGATCGAGCTAATTGGTTTAGCTGTGTCAGATGCAGACATCGCGCCGCCTGTTTGAGCAGTCGCGTTAAACGCTGCTGCATTGATTGCAGAAGCTACGCGAAGCTCATGACCTACCATGATATCGCGCTGAAGCTTCTGAGCGATAGCTGCTGCCGAATCGGATACGCCGTCGTCGCTTGCCTTAGTAACGTCTTCGTCTGGGAGCAGACCTTCCAGAGCGTATTGCTGGCAGGAGAAGTCTTGCTGACCGTAAGCGAAGTCGCGACGAGCGAAAGAAGAACCAGCAGCGCGAGCTACCGATGCGTTAAGATCGAACTGATCGTCGCCGAATACAGGATACTGACCTGTCTTAGTCGCGACATCGCGAACAGGGAGGATCTGAGTTCCGACGAATTTGTTCTCGCCGATCTTGTTAAGTGCCTCTGAGAGGACAGGATTAAATGTAGCTGAAGTATATAAGCTCATGATATATTGTAGTTAATAGATTAGTGGATTGGTGTGACTTCGATGACGTCGCCGTCCGCAGTCGCTGCTGTTAGAGTAATGCCGATGATGTCGCCGCTAGAGCCAGATGCGCTTAACTTACCTGCTGCGTCGCCGTAGACGATGTCGCCGATTGCTAGAGCTTCTGAGGCTGTTGCGTAGCTAGTGCCGCCGCCATGCGTCAGAGAGATAGTAGCTGCCTCGCCAGAAGCGACGGGAGCGATAGTGAATCCGACTTTAGGCTCGCTTGCAGATGCAGTAGCTTTAATGACGGTTCCGTTAGATTCGACTTTTACGAGCAGATAGGCATCGAGTGCTTCGCCTGCTACGAAAGTGCGGGAGTTGTTTTGGATAGTTGTTGCTGACATAATGATTTTAGAGATAGAAAGGAGCGACTTCGATGACATCGCCATCTGCAGTTGCTGCTGTTAGAGCCAATCCAGCGCGAGCACTGTTTAGACCAGTAGTAGCAAGTTTTCCACCTGCTGCTGCGTAAACAGTGCCTCCGATGGCGATTGCTTCAGAAGCGGTTCCGTAGCTTGTGCCGCCGCCGTGAGTGAGAGAGATGGCAGTCGCCTCGCCAGAAGCACTGGGTTGAACGGTGAATCCAACTACAGGCTCGTCTGCTAGTTCAGTAGCTTTAATGACGGTTCCGTTAGATTCGACTTTTACGAGCAGATAGGCATCGAGTGCTTCGCCTGCTACGAAAGTGCGGGTGTTATTTTGAATAGTTGTTGCTGACATAATAGTTATTATTTAGTGGTTATAGTTTGAAAATTTCTGGACGATCTTTGCCTAGGCGAAGAGTCGCTGCGAACTCTGAGATATTGTTTTCCTTTGCGAACTCGGAGATAACTTTAGCTCGGCTAGATTTGCCAGGCTCGTAGATTTCGTCTCCTGCAGGAGCTTCGACTAGATCCGATCCTTCGATTAGCTTCTGAAGTGTTGCGATCTTCGAGGACATCTCAGAGAGTTTAGCTTCCATCTCCCCTTCCTTCTCGACCTTCTCTTCTAGCTCTTCTCCTTTGTCGGAGAGATCTCCCTCTTTTTCTGTAAGCTTCGCTTTAAGTTCTTCGATCTCCTCTAGCTTCGAGGCGATGTTCTGCTTAAGTTCTTCGACCTGCTCTTCCATCGGACGAGCGTCTGGTAAAGTTTTGCTGTCGCGCAGCTCGTCCTCTTCGGCTTCCTCTTCGGCTTCCTCTTCGGATTCTTCGACGACCTCTTCCTCGGAGTCTTCGACGACTTCCTCTTCGGAGTCTTCGACGACTTCCTCTTCTTCTTCTACGAGAGAGCCTTCTTCTTTTTCTTTTCCTTCTTCCAGGGAGAGTCGCAGCTCTTCTACTAGAGCCTCGGTATCGATTACGCTTAGAGCGAGAGATTTATTCTGCTCCTCTAGGTCTTTATTAAGTTCTATGAGTTCTGCTTTAGTCATCTTATTAGTGGGTTTAGTGTCAATTTTAGAAAATAGTCCGCGATCATTTGCGGCTGGAGTATCTACAAAGTCTGCGCTCGAGACCTCCTCTACGCGAATCGATGGATAATCGAATAGAGCGTCGTCGGGTTTCTCTGCTGTTTCTACATCTCCGCTCTCGGTCGCCCAGGCTGCGTTAGCAGAGAACACGATCGAGAGACCGAATCTCTCTGGCATCTTCTCGGCTAGTTCGAATAAGCGGTTATACTTCCTGGCGTCGTCCTCCATGAAGGATTCGAAAGCCTGGAAGTCTCCCAGGAGGCGATCGCCTTCGATGCGAAAGTTATCGAACAGACCGATCTCGCGAGTCAGTCGATCCTCGAAGATCGCTCCCTGGTGTGTAATGTAAGCAGGCAGGCGAACTCCATCCAGCTCGTCTTCGATCATCTCGAGAGACTTACTGTCTACATATAGACCATGTCCTAGAGCTGGACCAGCAGAGATCAGAGCGACAGAGGACATGGTCCCTTGCTCCTTATTAACCTGGGTATCGCTAAGAGCTGCTGCTCCGAAGGCAAATTGTTTCGACATACTGTTCTGCTCCTTGTCAATTTGCTTGAGTTTTGAGGATGCCTCTGGATAGTCGTTATAGCTCTTATCCATTGGCTATCTTTCTCGCCTGCTCTTCTGATAATCCAAAGATCGAGGTAAGCATAGTAACTACCTGCTCTACGTCGATCAGTCCTTCTCCTAGGCTCTTTAGGAGATCACCTATGGCTTGAACTCCTCCGACTCCGATCTTAGTTATGAGAGGCTCTACGACGACCTCGCTCTCCTCTGCTCCTTCTCTCTGTGACTTAAACTGCTCCTGCGTGGTAAGCTCTGAGAAGTTCGCGCTCGCGCTTGTATTGTAAAAATTCACTAGATCATACCAGGACCCCAGGTTATTCTCCTTAGCGATCTTCTTAGCCTGGACGATGTTCTGTGCCTTCCGAGTCATTACCTCTTCCGCAGTATAGCCGAAGGGAGCTGTAATATCATCGAGCGACATCGCTCCCGCTCTGAAGTATTCCATGTCCGCTTTAACTTGCGCAGACTTATTGATCCAGCGAAAGGCTGGACGCTGCCATCGGACCGCGAAGGGATTAGCTGCAGCCGAGACATTTATATTACCTGCTGCGATTTGCTGCGATAACCATCGACGATAGAGCCTACTCATAACTCGAATGAGATCCGACTGGTAGCTCTCGACTGTCTGCTGGTATTGAAGGACGACTCCCTGGCTCGCAGAGAAGGAGCTTCCTCCGATCTCCATTAGCAGGAACTCTAGAGGGATTCCTACTGCGCTCCCTACTTTACGTAGGAGATAGCTTACCCATTGGATCCCGTCTACGTTCGGACGACCGTTCGCTCCGATAACGCTAATGTCCTCTCCTGGTTCTAGGTAGTGGAAACGTCCTGGCTGGAACTCCTCTAGATTACCTAGAGCGTCCTGCTCGCTACCATCCATTCGATTCTGCAGTTCGAACTCGTAAGAGTTCTCTCGCTTTACTGCGACCGCTAGAGACGCGCTTACCTTAGCCGCCATCATTTCGACTCGATCATACTCGTCGCAGTCCTGCAGAGTGTTAATAACAGGAGCCAATTCTGGAACGCCTCGATACTGAGTCGGTCTGACTCTGCGCAGGAATGGAATAAAGTCTCGAGCTGGGATTTGCTGGACGTCTCTTAGGGTTCCAGATACGCGATTACCTACAGAGTAAGAGACAGGCTTTCCGATCCTATCGATCTCTACTCCGTTCTGGAAGCTCGACTCCTCGCTAGATGTAACGGACCCGCCAGGGTTTCCGATTCGCGAACCGTCAATAAATTGAACCTGGTCCTTACCTACGATCAGACCGCAGTCTCCGTAGAACAGCAGCGAGTCGATCATCTGCTGCTGCATCTCGCGCATATCCATAGTCCCTGTCGCCTCTGGAGACTCTGCGAACTTGGTCCAGGCTTCCAGGATGCTAGAGTCTGTCTCGTCGTCTCCAGTCGAAGGCTGCGGGATTACTCCTCTGCCTACGATGTCTGCCTTGCGCAGCCTGGATAAAGAAGCGACCACAGGGTTATTTCTACGGAACTCCAGGCAGGTCGAGATCAGTCGATCTCTATCGTATTGATTAAGCTCGACCTCCTCAGAGCGAATAGGATTATTTCCCCTGGATGCTCTGTATCGAGTATTACGGACAGCGTCATAGCCTTGGAAGGCTCTGACGAATTGCTTTATCGCGAAGGATACTCTGCTCGGTTTTTTAGTTTTATTAGCCATTAAAATTACGGATCGATATTCTGTTCTGTCCTCTAGCTCCCAGGGTTCGGTCCTTAAGCGCGATCAGTCTGTCGAGCTTTTCGACCTGGTCGATTAAGCTGCCTACGTCAGCCAGGGAGAAAGTCTGGTCTCCTATGCTGTAGGATGTGATTCCGTCCTCCGCTAGTTTATTTATAGCGATAAGCATCTTGTCGCGGATCGCGATAAGCTGCGCTGTAGTAGTAGTAGCTGCCATTAAAGAGAGACTCGCTGTCAATATGCAGACACAAAAAAGCCTCCCTGCTTTCGCAGGGAGGCTTCGAGTTTTTTTTCTAGTAGATGTTCGTAATCATTTTCGCAGCAGCCTCTGCGACTGTAGGAGCGTCTCTTACGATGTCTCCGCAGATCGCCATATATTCTTTCTCGTCGTCCCATTTCGAGACGCTAAAAGCGACGCTGCCGCTTTCGATGATGTCCCAGCATTCGAAGCCTAGCTCGTCGCTGCTTTCCTCTACGTCTTTCTCAATCGAGAACTTATAGCCGAGCATCTCGATCGATGTCTTGCTGCTTTTAAAAGTGATTGTTTCTGAAGTCCAGTTTTCTGATTTTGTAGTAGTAGTTTTCATGTCGTGTATTTTTGAAAGTTAAAGTTAGAGTGTAGGATGCTCTGCCCCGTAGATTGATCTATGCTAGTTTAAGAACGTGAGAGTAGCGGGACTGAGACTTCTTAATGATCTTCTCGTTCCAAGCTGCTGCGACGCGCTTCGACCATCCTTCGTTATTCTCGTCGAGGATTGCGTGAGGAGTCATGCCGCCGTCGATCTTAGCCTTGTAGTCTGCGACAGAGATCTTCGAAGCGATAAGCTCTTTCATAAACTTAGCTTTAGTAATAGGAACGTTACGATATTTGAAGCGAGCGATAAACATGTGAGTCTCGCTGTAGAGAGGAGAGAGAATGTCGCCGTATGTGAGATACATGCCGTCCCAGTTGAAGTTGGATTTTTCGAAGGAGTTTGTAGTAGTAGTCATGTCGTGTATTTTTTTTGTAGGTTAGATTCGAAGCGTTTGTCGCTTCGATATGACAGATAAAGAACTATAGAATATAGGACGTCAATACCCTTTTTCACTATTTATTAACTTTTTTTTAGACGCGAAAAAGCCTGCTCAGACACGACTCCGAGCAGGCTTAACCTATCTAACACTTACACGTTTACTACTTAGAGACCGTAGGTCTCTTAAAGAATGCGAACTTCGAGTCGTCGTTCGACTTGCTGAAGGTTGCTTTAAAGCGAACGACGTCGCCGATTTCCGAGTCGCCTAGCTTGCTCGGAACTGATCCCCAGCAGCGTCGTCCGTCTGCGAGTTCGACGATCATCTTATAGGATCCTCCGAAGTCGTTGTCTTTCCATTTGAGGGAAAGGATGCTCCCTTCGACTTCGAAGCGACCGTCCTCCCAGTCTGCAGCGTCTACGAGCTTCGCTTCGCGCTCTGCTGCGAGAGCCTTCTTCTCGTCTGCCTGGCGAACTAACTTGCGAGCGAACGCGATCTGGCGACGAGAGAGGGAGAAGTATTTCGCGAGCTTGTTAAGCATATCCTCCAGGATCGCGCTCTTCTCTGCGTTCTGCTGCAGGAACTCTCCGACGATACGCCATCTCCAGCTCGCCTTCATGATTCCGCGAAGCAGTCCCTGCTGGATGCGATTCTCGCGATGAGCCTTTTGGATCTCGTCCGCAGTCGAGAAGGCGAGGCGATTAACGCAGATGTTACCGATTACGATTAGCTCGCCGCTAATGTGGCGATAGAGAGATCCGCTCGAGAGACGAGAGCCGCAGTGAGTGCAGTGATCGCAGTCGTATCCGTTCGACTCGAGTTCGTCGTTATAGCCTGCGTCGATAGGATCGTGAGCCTCGCCGTAGCTGCCGCTCTGAGGATCCATAACTTCGTTTTGGCGATGATCGAACTGATCGACGTAAGTATAGGCTGCAGGCTCGAAGCCTCCTGCGAGGCGATGCTTTTTGATTTTAGAAGTAGTAGTCATGTCGTGTAGTTTTGAAGATTAAAGTTAGAGTGTAGGATGCTCTGCCCCGTAGAGAGTTAGTCTTACATTCCTTCCAGGATGTCGGAGACTAGACCGATCTTAAATGTCGAAAGGAAAGCGAGTCTCTCGTCTACGTTGAAGTCAGAAACTCCGTCTCTGTAATGCTTACGAAGGGAGGCGGATAAGGCTGGAGAAACTGACTCAAACATTTTTAAGAGTGCCTCCATTTGTTGGACCTTATTGTAGAACTCCTCAGAGACGATGACGTCTGCGGATGGCATTGCTGCTCCGTGATTGTTTATAGTAAGAGCTTTTTTTGTAGTAGTAGTTTTCATGTCGTGTAGTTTTGAAGATTAAAGTTAGAGTGTAGGAT